ATCATGCCCCTGACGCGGGCAGCCGACGGCTCGTTGGGTGTCCGCATGGTAGGCGGTGATGCAGCTGGTGGTAGTACGGCGACAACCTCGACCGCTCTGGGCAGCGTTACCCAGCACTTCACCTTCCAAGGCAACGCTGACGCCGTATCGAGAGCCGAGGTTCGGCGCGCAGCCCAGGAGGGCGCACAGGCGGCATATCAAATGGTGCTTAACGATTTCAAAACCAACGGGCCAGCCCGGCAACTGATCAACCGCTGAGTACCAGCATAAGGAGGCGTCATGGCGCACGATTGGCCTGAATCGCTTGAGCCATCGCAAACAACATGGGGTGTCACGTACAACAACCGCGCATTCACTTCCATTCTGTCGAACTCACAACAAATCCTTGGCTACCCTGGCGCGTACTGGATATGCACGATGACCTTCGGCGTGCTGTTTGATGAGGACGAGCGACAGCTCACCTCTCTGATCGGGAAGCTGCAGGGCATGTATGGGACTGTGAATATCCCCGCTATCACCCGTACCCGAGTCGACGATATCGGTGCTGCGGTAGTGGTGTCAGGTTTTTCCCAAGCCACGTTTATGACCATCGGCGGCGTGATACCCAGCGCCAAGGTGTTTTCAATGGGTGACTACATCACTGTTGGCGGTGAAATGTTCGAGGTGATAGAGGATGCCAGTTCGACCGCGGAGGGCAGAGTGCAAGTTTCGCTCAACAAGCGCATCCGAAAAACGCTGACCGTGGGCGCGCACATTGAATATCGCAACCCGTACTCGGAAATGCGCCGTTTAGACGATACCCATCAGGTGGTTCAGGATCCGTTGGTATCCAACAGTGCTTTGCAATTCAGGGAGGCGTTCTGATGCCCTCAGCATTTCCTTTCAGTCAGCGCGTGGTGGATATCATCGCCACTGGCAAATTCATGCCGGTCTACGCCGTGCAGCTCGACTTCGCCGACGGCATGGTTTTCGCTCATACCGGAACCGGTGAGCTGGTCGTCGACGGTATCACCTACGAAGGCGTGGGCAATTTCGGTCAGGTCAGCCAGTCGAAAGAGAGTGACAACTCAGGCTCGCCCATGTCGGTGGATCTGACCCTGAGCGGGCTGGACTCCTACATCCTTTCGGAAACCAACGTGCGCGGTTGCCGGGGCCGAATGGCCAAGGTCATCTTCGTGGTGTTCGACGAGGCTGGAAATTACGCCGCAGACATCCTGTTTTCCGGGCGGATGGACGCCGCCAAGTTCTCGTTTGCGGGCAATGGCCAGGACGGCAACACCATCACCGTCCCGGTCATCGACCGCATGGCCGAATGGAGTCGCACCGGCACCGAGCGCTGGACGGACGAAAACCACCGAGCCCGACACCAGGGCGACCGATTTTTCTACGCAATCGCGCAAATGTCCGAATGGCCCATTTACTGGGGGTCTGCCAAGGATGCGCCGACTTTCACCTACGGAAATTAGCTATGCGCCATCGAGACTGGACCACGCGTCTGCATGAAGTGATCAAGGCTGCCCAAGGGCGGCCTTTTTCGTGGGGCGAATTTGACTGTTGCCTGTTCGCCGCCGACTGCTCAAGCGCCGTGTGCGGTGTCGATCCTGCAGAGCAATACCGCGGAACCTACAAGACCGAGGCTGGTGCCAAGCGTGCGCTGAAAAAGCGTCACGGCAGCCTAGAAGCTGCATGGGACGCGTGCTTTGCAAGGGTTGCTGTTCCATTCATCCAGCGCGGCGACGTCGTGCTGTACGAAGCACCTGCAGGTCGCAGCATGGCCGTGTTCTGGGCTGGTGATTATTGGGCGACGACCGATGACGGCGTTGCGCGCGTTGTGTGTGAGCCGCTGGCGGCGTGGAGGGTTGAATAATGGGCAGTGGCGTTAAAAAGATTGCTCAAGTCGCCGTCGGCGCCGTGATTGGTTTCGTTCAAGGCGGCCCGGTGGGCGCTGCTATCGGCGCTGGTCTGGCTTTCTACGCGGCATCGCAGCAGGAGAAGCTCAACACCAAATCCCCTTTGCGCGATAACGAACCGTCCGCTCAGACCGTGAGGTCGTCGAAAGCGCCGATCCGATTCATCCTCGGTCGTGTATCCACTGGCGGCGTGCTGGGGTGGGCTCAGGAACAATCCGGCACCGCAACCGAGGGCGAGCTGCTGCACCTTGTCTATGTGCTGTGTGAAGGTGCTATCGATGGCCTGGAGAATATCTACTTGGGCGAGGAAGAAATCGGCTCGTTCGGTGAGTTCGCCAGCTACGAGTTGATCGTCAACCCGACAGAGGTGAATGCATTCCTGAAGACCAACTGTCCTGACTGGAAAGATAGCCAGATCGGGCGCGGCCTGTCGTTCCTGCGAATCACTCTGAAGTACAGCGCTGAGAAATTCCCGTCGGGAATTCCCGAAATGCGCGCTGTAGTACGAGGTCGAAACGACATTTATGACCCGCGCACTGGCAACAATGCCTACACCGAGAACACGGCGCTGCACATCCTCTGGTACCTGCGTAACCGCTGCAACGTGCCAGATGATGAGATTGTGTTTGAAACTTTCGCCAGTGCCGCCAATGTGAGCGACGAGGCCGTTACCAATGCCGACGGCTCTGTCAGCCAGCGCTATCGTACCTCCTGCGTGATTGGTGCCGATGAGCAGCGCACGGGGGTGCTCCAGAAGCTGGAGGCAGCTTGCGCCGGCAAGCTTATCCGCGTCGGCGGCCGATGGATGCTTCAGGTCGGAGCCTATTACGGCCCGTATGACTTCGAAATCACCGAAGACATGATCATCGGCACGGTCTCTGGCAGCACCGAGTCGACCAACGATTCCGCCATCAATACGGTGCGCGGCACGTTCATCGATCCTGAGCAGTCTTGGACCGAGACGGATTACCCAGAGGTAAGCGTTTCCGAATGGATCCTAGAGGACGGCGGCGAAGCTGCAGAGACGATGACGTTCTCGTATGTGACCGACGCGTATCAGCCGCAGCGCCTGGCGAACATATCCCTGCGAAAACGCCGCGCTGACGGGGGCATCAGCCTGCCGATGAACTTCTGGGGCTACAACTGCCGGCCCGGCCGTGTTGTTCGCGTAAACCTGCCATCCTTGAACATCCTTGGTGAGTTCATCGTCTCTGACTGGTCGATGGGGGACAACGAAGGCTGCACAGTCCAGGTCAAGCAATACGAGGCGGCAATCTTCGATGACGCCGTGGGCCAGCCTTACAACCCGCTGGGCTTCATCAACCTGCCAAGCGGCGGGCTTGGGTCGCCTACCGGGCTTGCCTGGGCAGCTGGTGATGTTGCTGAGGTGGTGCAGGGCGTGCTGTCGTGGATCCCGCCGCAGGGCATCGTCACCTCGTATGTGGTCACGGTTCGCCAGGGCGGGAATGCCGTGCAGTCGCGCTCCGTTCCTGCCACTGCCAACACGCTGGCTATCAACGGTCTGCCGTCGGGCGCGTACACAATGAGCGTCGCCTCTCTGGGGCCTATGGCCAGGTCCGGCGAAGCCACGATATCGGTGAGCATTCAAGGGCCGCCAATACCGGAATCGTGCGTAGTGCAGTCCTCGCTCGACAGCATCGTGCTGATTCCTCAGAACCCGAACCACGGCCTGAACGGCGGCACCTACGAGTATTTTTTCAGCACCAACCCAAACGCAACATCTGGGAATGCTGACTACCTCGGGCAGGGCTTGTCGTTTACCCATAACGATCTGGCGTTTTACACCAACTATTACTATTTCATCCGGTCGTCCAATGCATACGGGAAGAGTGCTTTCCTCTATGTGCCAGCCTCAACGTCGAACGACGTGTCTGCTTACTTGGCTGCTATGGCCGGCAAGATCACCGAAACCGAACTCGGCCAGAATCTTGTTGAAAAAATAGAGCTGATCGACGGCAACGGTCCAGGCTCGGTAAACGACCGCCTGGCCGTGGCAAAGGCTGCACTGGCCGAGCAGATATCGGACGTTGACGATGCGCTGGGCACTGCCAGGGCGGAACTGCAGCAGCAGATCGATAGCATCGCTGACCTTGCCGATTCAATGCCCTACAAGCCGGGGGATACTTATTCGGCCGGGCAGGGAGTTCTGGGTGCTGACGGCATCATTTATCAGGCCACGCAGAACGTACCCGTCAACACGCCGCCGCCGAACAGCACCTACTGGCTGAACGTCGGCCAGGCGGTGGCCACGGCTGTGGGGTTGGCGTCTCGGGTGCAGACTGTAGAAACAAAGGTCACGTCCATCGAGGGCGTCAACAGCGCTCAGACTCAGCAGATCACAGGGTTGCAATCGTCTCTGGACGGCAAGGCCTCGGCCAGCAGCGTGCAAACCCTCGGCAATCGTGTCACAGACGCCGAGGGGAAACTCTCGAGCCAAGGCTCGGCCATCACGGGAATCAACACTGAGCTGGCTGGTAAAGCCAGCAGCGCCACGGTTCAGGCGCTGGGCAACACAGTTACGCAGCAAGGCCAGGACATAAAGGCGCAAGGCCAGGCCATCACAAGCGTTACGGCCAGCCTCGGAAGCTCGGGCGGGCAGAACCTATTTTTCAATCCGGCGTTCACCAAGGAAAGTGCAGCGACCGGAGTTGCGGAAGGTTGGCAAATCGACGTTGGTACGGGCGGCACGCACATCGCTTCCTTGGTGCCGTCATGGCTGGTAAGTACCGAGAAAGCACAGCGTATTGATGTTTCCGACCTTAACCAGGCTGCGGGTTATCGCAGCATTAGAATCGTTAGCGCAAGTTATCGGCCAAAGGTCACTGCGGGTAATTCTGTGGTCGCTTCGTGCTACGTGCGAGCAACTGCAGGGCTGGTGTTCGCGATCTTCATTCAGGGGGTTAATGCCGCTGGTACCGATGCAGTGACCGTGTCCGGTCCAAGGGTCGTGGCCACTGGCGGCACTCAGCGAATTGTCTACGACTTTCCGAACCTACCGGCCGGGACTGCCTCTGTGCAGGTCTACTTCCGGCTGTATGGTTCGGACACCGTCAACGCGGGCTTTGCAGAGTACACGCGGGCGCAGCTTGAAATAGGCACCACGGTCAGCGGCTGGAAAGACAACAACGGAGTGTTGGGCGCCGAGCAGTCGGCCACTTCGTCAGCAGTGGCGGCGCTGAGTTCCAGCGTGAGCCAGCAGGGCGCCACGATCATTGCCCAGGCATCCAGTGTGCAAGCGCTGCAGGCTTCGTCTCGGGACGACAATGGGGATGGAGAACTGACCGATGCCGTGAATGGCTACAAGAGCGCAGCAAGCATTGTGCAGGAGGCAACAGTCCGAGCCACGCAGAACGAAGCCACGGCCAGAACGGTCACGCAACTGACCGCATCGGTGGGGGCAAACACCGGCCAGATCACTGACCTGCGTGAGGTCGTCACCAGCAACCTCGCTTCTACGGCGACGGCCATTACGCAGCTGACCACGAAGGTGGGCGACAACTCGGCAGCCATCCAGTCAGAGGCGACGGCCAGGTCAAACGCCGATGGCGCGCTGTCTTCACAGATATCAACGGCACAGGCTACGGCAAACGGGGCTACAGCGCAGGCTCAGACGGCCAGCACTGCGGTATCAGGTCTGAACGGAAAGGTTTCCGCGCTCACAACCATAAAAACGTCCACTACCGTGGGCGGAAGAACGGTTATGTCTGGCCTCGCTATTGGCGTTGAAGGACAGCAGCAGGAGTCGCAAATTCTGGCGTATGCCCAACGCTTCGCAATTCTTGATGAGTCGAGCGGAACCCTCATTGCTCCTTTCGTTGTTCAGGGAGGGAGGGTAATTATTGATTCTGCCATGATTGGGAATGCATCCATTGGTGTTGCCCAGCTTACGCAGAGTCTTCAATCAAGCAATTACCGGCGTTTTTCAAGGTAGTTGTCGCGTCAACCGTCTAACTATGCTGCTTTTTTCTCAACGTTTTGCTCTCGATCCGGG